TGTAATCGGCCCATCTGCGACGTCCAGCTGCAGCTCAATTCATGGCTGGCCCACGCCAGCCACGCCCAAGCCGACGGGTTCGTTCGATCCGTCATCTACGACCAGCCCTGGGAGGCACCCTATGCCACTGTTTGTCATTGAGACCCCCGGCGACGACGAAGACTCGCCACTCTCGGCGCCGCAAGGCGCCCAGGCCATGGGGCACGCCGCTGGGGTGCGCTGGTACAAAGCCGCCGCCATCCCCAGCGAGGGCCGTGAGCCGACTGACGAAGAGCTTGCAGCGGCGCTGCTGGAGCTGCCCGCCATTCGGCAGCTCAAGTCAAGCGTGCGCCGGCGCATCGAGCGCGAGGTGGGCGACCTCCACGAGATCGTCGCGGACCAGTCCCGCCAGATCGAAGCGCTGACCGCTTTGGTGTGCCGCATGGCCGCCGACCTGCTGGGTGGCACCCCGCTGTCGGAGGACACCAGGACCACCTACCTGGCCAGGGTGGAGAGCGTGGTGGCGGCGCTGGATAGTGGGACGCTGATCCTGCGCGGTGACCAGGAGGGCGCGGACGATATGCTGGCCAAGGTCATGGGTCGTACGAGCCGGGTCAATCAGATCGTCGGCGACGAGTATCTTCCCCGGCGTAATGAGGTGATGCGGTGAAGCCGCTACAGGCCCGGGCACGGCATCGGACGTGCCGACAGTGGCCAATCCCTCGACCCTCTACCGCTACCCCGTGGGCAATGATGGCGATGGCTGGTGCGGTCAATGGCAACGGCCTGCTGGTCTACGCCCGGTTGCGCGAGGAGGAAGTCGAGCAGTGGTCCAGCACCCCCGGCGTGGAAGTGCTGGCCCAGGCTGAGTACGCAGGCAAGGGCACCGGGGATGCGGTCTATCAGCAGGTGTGGGACGACGAAGAGAAGGGCGCCAAGTACCAGAGCGTGTACGACTACTCGCCCTACGAGATCGAGGACGAGGAGCTGGGCACTACCACCATCACCCCGCCGAAGAAGTTCGGCGCTATGGCAGGAACCTGAGACATGAAAAAACTGATGTTCGCCGTCCTGGCGCTGTTCTCTGCCCCGGCCCTGGCAGACAACAGCATCACGATCTCGGCCGCTGCCGGTGAGTTCAAAAACCAGAGCCACACGGAGCGCTATACCCTGGAGGTTCGCAAGGCCCTGGTGGGCGATCTCTACGGCATCGCATACGCCGTGGCCGTCGATCACCCGCGCCCAGAGATGACCGACCGCCTGTTGCTGGGCATCGGCTACCGCTGGCATGACTGGATCGCTGAGGCGATGGCCGACAACGAGCGCATCCGAGCGTCGCTGATGTACGACGCGCCGACGGAGGCGTGGGAGATCCGCGGCGGCGTAGTGCATGGCGAGCAGTGGGGCGTCGGTTTCAGTCACACGGCGTTGCGCGTCAGCGTCGGCTACCCGGTTGGGCCTGCCACTGTGGGCGCTTACTACGAGGTGGGCAACGTCACCCGATCGGCAGTCAGCGACTGGTACGGCGGCTATCTGTCGTGGCGGTGGTGATGCGGTTTCGGCAGGCATACGAAAACGCCCCGGCTTCGGCTGGGGCGTTTTTTTGCGTTTGGGGCTGGCACTACAGACACCATTGCGGACACCAAATCTGAGACGAGAATCAGCCGTTGCGGCTAAGATGCTGATTTGAATGGTGGGCCCAGCTGGACTCGAACCAGCGACCAAGGGATTATGAGTCTCCCTCTATGCATGTTGCACTATGTCGCGCTGTATCTCAAGCCGTTGCGCAAGCCTCGCCGTTGAGCCATTCTTACCGCCTGAGATGTTGCAGCGTGTCGAGCCATGCGGACACCTGCTGCGGCACTACGGACACCAGTGCGGACACCAAATGCTCACCGACAGGCAGGTAAAGGCGCTCAAGCCCCGAGAGGCAGAGTACACCGTCAGCGACGATACCCGGCAGCGCGGCACCGGGCGGCTCGTCCTGCGCGTGCGCCCCTCTGGCGTCAAGGAGTGGCTCTACCGCTACCACCTCGACGGCAGGAAGCGGCGCGTCTCGCTGGGCGCCTACCCGGCCACATCGCTCGTGGCGGCCCGTGACCAGGCGCAAGAGCTGGCAGGGGTGCTTGATAGCGGCGATGACCCATCGGCCCACCTGCGCGCCATGAAAGCCGACAAGGCGGCATCACGGCAGGCCGGCACCCTCGGCGACCTGTGCGAAGCTTACTGCGACGACATGGCGGCACAAGGCAAGTCGTCGGCAGAGGAAACCCGCAAGCGACTGCATCGCTACGTCAGCCGCACCCATGGCACGATATGGCGCATGCCGGCCCATGAGGTGACCGGGCATCATATCCGCGACATCCTGGCGCACCATATGCAGCGGGGCGTCACGACCACGATGAACCGGGTGCGCTCTTACCTGCATGCCGCGTATCAGCATGGGCTGGAGTCTGAGCTGGACCCGCGCAAGCGTGCCGGCGTCGTGTGGGGCCTGACTCACAATCCGGTATCGGACGTGCCACGACAGGCCGACTGGGAGCGAGCTGGGCAAACGGTGATGAGCGCGGATGATGTGCGCGGCGCATGGCACGACCTGCCCCAGATGCGCTCACGGTCGCCCCAGGGGCCGATGGCGGTGCGCCTGTGCATTGCCACGGCCGGGCAGCGCATCAGCGCCCTGCTGCGCCTGACGGTGGATATGGTGGATCTCGAGAAGGGATTGATTGATATGCCGGGAGGGATAACGAAAGCCGGTGTGGCTCATGTCGTGCCGCTGACGGTGCAAGCGGTGGAAGTGCTGGAGCATTTGCTGGGAGAGGCGGAAAGGCGGGGCGGCTCGCTGCTGTTCCCGAGTCACAGGGACCGCAGCAAGACGATGCGGGAGGATGCGGTGGCCTCGCTGGTGATCGAGTACCGCAAGAAGGTGGGCGCCCAGCACTGGACGGTGCGCGACATTCGGCGCACGGCCAAGACCGTGCTTGGCGAGCTGGGCGTGTCGAAGGATGTGCGCGACCGCATTCACGGCCATGCGCTGCATGATGTGTCGTCGCGGAACTATGACCGCTACGGCTACCTGCGAGAGAAGCGGGAGGGAATGGCGGCATGGGAGGCCTGGCTATCCCAGGCTCTGCGCTGATTCCTTCATGCGCTCCTGCATCCACTGCTCCAGGTAGGACCGCAGATAGCCTGTCTTGCCGATGCTGAACCGCGCCGGCGGCGCGATCATCTTGTACTTGGCGTGCATGCGCCAAAGCGTGGTGCGATCAACGCCCAGCGCCTCGGCGGCTTCACCTACGTTCAAAATCTCGTCTGACATGTCATCCTCCATACAAAAGAAAACCGCCTCTCGGGCGGCTGCTACTCGCTTCCGGCCTGTCGCCGGCAGTCTCTCGCCAGCGCCTTGAGGTGGGCGAGGCTGGTTTCGGGTGTTTCGGATACAACAGCCTCCATCTTTTTGATGCTCCGCTTGGCGAGGTCTTGATACGACTCGACATGGTAAAGCGATGGGAAGGCTACTACTGCAACGCACCTCTTGGCGTCTACCCAGGCCATGTGCAGCCGCTCCACATGCGCCGCCAGGGCGTCGGCGTGCTCCGCCATCTCCTCGCAACTCCCGTAGCCGCGGGACTCCCAGAGGTGGCGCACAGCGTCAACGTGCATGCCCGCCTGGGCGCCGGCCTTTTCCTCGGCCCGATCCAGCTGCGAGGCCAGCGCCTCCTTCTCTGCCTCCAGCTCGTCGATGCGAGCGCAGAGCTGCTCCTGCACTTCGTCGCGTTCTGCTGTTGCTGTCATGGTGTCCTCCAGCGCCGGCTGATGCGGCGCGGTCCAGAGATTGATGGGGCCAAACCAGAGCGAGGGCCAGCGGATCTTCATGCTGACCCCACAAGAGGCCAGGCGCGCACCACGTCGCCCCAGTGGTGTTTCGGGTTGCCTTTGGCCCGGGCCTCGTCCAGCAGGGCCCGCCAATGATCGGTTAGCTCGCCAAGCACTAGGGCCTGGCCGATGGGGCCGCCGGCCTGCTCGCGGTACTCATGGCCGCGGTCGTCACGGAAGATCGCTTCGACGGTGAGACCCCAGCGCAGGGGGCTGGCCGCGGCGTAGTCGGCCAGCGACTCCCGCTTGCTCACGGGCACGCCGATAGGAAAGCGCCAGTGCCCGGTAAGCCCGTGGATGATCTCGCCGTCCTCCTCGCGGGTGATCGGTATGCCCTCGTAGCAGGCGCCGACCAGCCAGTGCTTGGCCCGGGACTGGTAGCGGTCATAGTCCTTGCGGTTCATCCGGCGCAGGCGGGCGCTGCTGTCTACCTTGGCCTGGGCGCGGCGTTGGGCGCGGTTCATGGCTCCCTGTCCTCCGATAGCTCCACGATGCGGCGGTGAATCGCCTTGATGGTGGTCCACGTCACCGTTACCTTTCGGAGCCAGCCGCCCCTGCCCTCGCATAACTCGCAGTCGTCGCCATCCTCATGGCCGGAGCCGCCGCACTCAGGGCAGCAATCCTCGATGGTCTCAACGAAATCGCCCATCATCCCGGCCTTGTGTCCGCTCTCGGCGGTGATCTCCTGTGGCACCAGGGCCATGCCTTCGGGCAGGGTGCGGCGGTTCCATGCCGTGATGGCCATGGTATGAGCTTCGCCCGCGCTATGCGCCCAGCCATCCCCTGGGCCCTGGGCGTCACAGGCGCTGCACTCAACATGCCCCCAGAAGGTTTGATCCGGCAGCATTTCGTCGGCCATGGGATGGAGGTCGTTGCTTCCGCAGAACGGGCAGGGTTTCAGGTCAGGGCAAGGGTTACCGTTGGCCATGGGTGGCGCCTCCTTCTATCCATTCCCGCCAGGCCGCCTCGGCGGCGATGTGAGTCAGGGCATGCGCGCCCAGCTCGCCGTAGTGCTCGATCTGCTCGGTCCAGTTCATGCGGTCTCCAGAATCAAAAAACCCGCCGGGTGGCGGGCGGTGATCAGGCGGCGGCGCTATCCGCCGTAGGCGTTGTGCAGTGGGGCGAACGGGATCTCGTCATCGAAGTCATCGAATCCGCCGGTGTTCGGCGCGCCCGGGTTGGCGCCCGCCGGCGGTGGCTGCTGCTGCCCACCTTGCGGCGGCTGCCCCTGGGGTGGCTGCTGATAGCCCTGCTGGGGCATACCCTGGCCGTATCCGCCCTGGGGGGCCTGCTGGCCTTGCTTGCCGGCCCCGAGGAACTGCATCTCGCGGATCACGAATTCGATGGTGGTGCGGTTGTTGCCCTGCTGGTCCTGCCACTTCCGCTCCTGGGCCTCGCAGCTCACGCGGATCTGCGCACCCTTCTGCAGGTACTGCTGGGCCAGCTCGGCCGTCTTGTTGAAGGCGACGCAGGTAAACCAGCTGGTGGCCTCCTGCTTGGCGCCGCTGTTCTTGTCCCGCCATTGCTTGCCGACTGCCAGGCGCAGGTTGGCGACTGGCTGTCCACTGGGGAGCATGCGCACCTCGGGGTCGGCGCCGAGCCGGCCGGTGAAGTGGCAGTGATTCATGTCGTTGGCCATGGGGCCTCCATGAGAAAGGGCCCCGTAGGGCCCCGGGTGGGTGTCAGGCGGCCTTGAGTTGGGCCATGGCGTCGTCGTAGCCGGTCCAGTTGTCCACGCCGGCGGCCTCCAGGGCGTCCAGCTTCTCCTGGGCGGCCAGCAGCGCCTGGTACTCCTTGCGGCTGATGGTCACCGTGTCGGGTGGCGCGATCTCCCGGGCCGGCTTGAGGGCGGCACGGTGCTGCTGGATCAGCTCGCCGGCGTCGGCCACGTCGTCGGCGGGGATGCTCTCGGGCTCGGGCTGTGCCGCCGCGGCCTGCGCCTTGGCTGCCTCCTCCTGGCGGATGCGTTCGCGCTCGGCCTCAAGGCGCTTCTGCTCCTCCTGCTGGTGGTGGGCGATGCGGTTCTCGACCTGCAGCGTGATGAACTCGGCATCCCGCTGGATCAGGTCGCGCCAGTCGCTGAACAGGAAGCCGTAGTCGCCCTGTCGCTCCTCGATCAGCGCCTTGTTGCCGGCGAGGCGCTGGGCCTCCTGCTGGGCCTCGACCTTGGCCCTGGCCACCTCGTCGTCGGCGGCGGCCTGCAGGGTGGCGATGGTCTTCTTGCCCTTCATGGCGCCGGCCACGTCCAGGGTGTCGTTGATCGGCGCGGGAAGGTCGAGCCCCGACAGCCATTCATCGAACGCCTTGATGGCCCGCTGCTGGATCTCCAGCCGGCGGTTCTCCTTTTCGGCGGCGACCAACTTGTTGAGGTGCAGGCGCTTCTGGCGCATGGTCTCGCGCAGCTCGTCGATGGTGCTGAACAGTTCGGCGATGCTGGCAGTCTGTTCCAGGGCGGCCTGCTTGCTGGCCTCCAGCTGCTTCTCGCCCTTCTGCAGGAACTTGACCGTCTCGGCGGCGTCGGCGAAGTGCTGATCGGTGGTCAGCTCGGTGCGGATTCCTTCGATCATGGCCATGGCCTGGGCCTTGAACTGCGGCAGGTTGCTGGCCTTGACCATGCCGGTCAGGTCGATCTTCAGGGCCGGCAGCGCTTCGGGCGCCTCGCCCTGGGCGGCGACCTGCTGGGCTTGGGGCTGGTAGTCGGCGAGATCCTGGCGGAACTGCTGCCAGCCGGCGAGCAGGCGCTGGAAGCGCTCCTCGCTCGGGTAGTGCCAGCACCAGACGGCGTTCTCCCGGGTGCCGTCGCTGCACATGAACAAGCACTTCGCGGCACCGCTGACCAGCAGTTGCTGGTCCATCTGCACCCGGTAGAGCTCAGGGAGATCCTCGGCGCGCACCGCGGCGGCCAGATCCTCGTTCCATAGCTTGTGCTCGAAGATGACGTCCTCGAGCATCGTGCAGCCATCGAGGCTGGCCAGCAGGTGCGGGTGCTCCTCGCTGGTGCCAGTGATCGGGTACAGCTCCTCGCCGATAATCTCCTCGGCGATGGGCCGGGCCGCAGCCTCGGCGGCGTGCCCCTTGTCGAACAGGCGTTGCTGGGCGGGCGTGACCTCGGGGATCTCGCCGGTGTACTTCTGCTTGAGCAGCTCGGCGCGGCTCTGGTACTTGCTGACCCCGGCCATTGCCGGGGCCTCGCTGGCGGTGAAGTGGTTGGCGCGCAGGGCGTGCCAGTCATCAGTGCCTTGGCGGACGGTGTGAGTGATCATGCGGCCTCCTCGGTAGTGCTGCGGATCCTCTGCTTCTGCTCGTCGGTTAGCGCGGCCTTGCTCTCGACCATGGCGATGATCTGCTCAGGCGTGCGCTTGCCGGTCTCGATGGCGGCCTGCCATTTGGGCAGGTTGGTGTCGAAGGACTCGGCGGGATAGTGGGGCAGGGCGGCCGGCTCCGGCTCGCGCTCCTGGCGGGGGGTGATGTCCTGCTCCTGGGGAATGTCCCGGGCCTCCTCAACGGTGATCAGGCCCCCCAGGGCGTCGGCGAACTTGTCGCGCAGGGCGTAGCCGCGGGCCCGCCACATCAGCATCCGCTTGGGGTACTGGGTCCAGGGACCGGACTTGCCCCACAGCCCGGCCTTCTGCGCGTCGGCCTGGCTGAAGCTGACGCTGTGCTTGCTGGGGTCTCCCTTGCGCCACACGGTGCAGGTGGCGGTCATGGAGGCTTCGTCGAAGGACTCTTCCTGGCCGCCGAACCTCGGGTGGCTCTGCACCAGGGCCAGCAGCGCATCGCCGTAGATGGCCGGCTTGCCGTTGATCACAGCGATGTTCTGCAGCGACTGGATGGGATTCAGGCCCAGCTCGGAGCCCATCATCATGGCCACCAGGGTGTCCTGCTCTCGGCTCTGGTAGGCCTTAGGAACCATGTTGCTGTGAGCCAGCATGCTGGCGAGGCGCATGGCCTCGTCGAGGTTCTGCGGCTGCATGGCAAAGCCGTTGCCGCCTTGCCGGGTGATTGCGTTCATGTGCTATCCTCGTCGGTGATTCGCTTTCTCGTGGATCATCCGGCCCCGTCTCCTGCCCACCAGGAAACGGGGCTTTTTCATGCCTGCATGAGGCTGTCGATGTAGACGTCGATCCGCGCCTCGTCGCGCATGCTCTGCAGGCGCTCGGTGTGCTGCTGGTAGAGCTCGTCGAGATCCGCGTCGGTGAGCTTGGCCTCGAGCCACTTCGCCCGGTAGCCGCGGCGGTCGTAGACCTCGACCTCGATCTCGCCGCCGCTGGCCGGCTCGTGCCAGGTGGCGGGGCGGTAGGGCTCGTAGTGGGTGACATCGACCTGGCAGGGGATGCCCTGGATTCGGGTGCGCATCATGCTGCCTCCTCCTTGCGGTGCTTGGCGACGAACTCGGCCAGCTGGTCTCGCAGTCCCTCCAGCGTCGTGTCTCGCTCCGAGGGGTAGCGACTACTGGTTCCATTCATGCTCCACGGCTTCTCGCCCTCGGGCATGATCACCACGCTGGCGTGGTGGTTCAGCGTTCCGTCCAGCAGCTCGGTGGTGTAGCTGCTGAATGCATTCGCGATGCCGGTTTGCTGGTGGGCGGCAATCGCCAGCCGCTGAATCTCTTCCAGCATTGTTATTTCCTCACTGCTCATCGTCGTCTCCTCCAAACTCGTCTTTGATTAGCCAGGCTACGAACGCCCAGCTCGCTGCTGTGAGTGCCGCCACGGCGGCGAAATACAGGGTCATGTGCGCTCCATCACACTGGCGACGATCGCGCCGGCGATGATCATCAGCATCAACGGCCCCAGGATGCCGGCGAATACGGCGGCGCCTACTGCCCACTCGGGCGGATCGGCGGGCATGTGGCTGATGAGCCACAGCGCGATGTCTCGGAATGGGTTCATGCCGGCCTCCTCCGCACCGCCGTGATTCTCGGATCGGCAATGCCGGCCCTGTGTGCCGCGACAATCGCCTGCCGCCGGCTTGGAAACGGTGAGCCCGGCAGGTCACAGCGCGGCGTGCGCTGCTGCCAGGCGGTGTAGCGTGCTTTCATCTCCCCTCCCGCCTTTCGGCTGTTGTCATCCAGCAGCGCCCTCGGCGAAGGCGCTCTTGGATGCCACCAGACTCCGCCCTGGTGGCCCGGCGCCGCGTCAGCCGCTTGCGATGGCAGCCGTTGCGGATCTCTCATGGTTGGGCGTGGACTTCCCTGCTCACTCGGCTCAATCGCATTGCCAGCGGTCATGGGGCTATTACGACGCCATCCGTGCAGTCCGTTGCCCGACTGGTGGGGCACAGGTGGCGAAGTCTTGCATCTGCTATCGGAGCCTGATCAGCCGCCCATGGCTGGTGCGGTCGCTGGCAATCAGCGAGTGCATGGTCACGGCGGCGCCCTGCTTTGCTGGCGACACGAGGATCGTCACTTCCAAGACATCGCCTTGAGCGACAGCGTCTCGCGCTTTCTTCACCATCTCGCCGCCTACCAGAGTGCGGCCCATATCTGCCAATGCGTCTTCAATCGTCTTGATGGCCATCTCCCTTCCCCTCCGGTTGCTATCCAGCAACGCACCGCCCGATGCGCTCTTGGATAACCCTGTTGGGTTGCGGCACGCCCTCCTGGGGGCCTCGCCTCGCTGGCTCCGACTTCGCCAGGTCTACGGGTCGGCTGCATCCGGCAGCTCGGGTCGCTGTTCCCCGCGGCCCGGGTGGGCATCCTGCCCGGTTGCGCTTACCTCTGTGCGCCTCGTCCATGCTCATAATGTAAGACATGCTTACCGGCCCTGCAAGGGGAAATGTCATTTTTTCTTACCTTCAGCGTACGGGCACAAAAAAGCCCGGCTCAGTGGCCGGGCTTAGTGCTGCTGGCAGTGTGGCTAGACTTCGTGCCCCGCAAAGATGACGGTGCCTACGATGCGGCAGTCTGGCGTGACGGGCGTGTATGGATCGGGCCAGTTAGGGTTCATCGCCTTCAAGTAGCGGCTATCGCCCTCTTCGAAGTACTGCTTGAAGGTGGCCTTGCTGTCGCCATCGCACATGGCGACCACCTTGCGACCTGACAGCGCGGGGATCTCGGGGTCGACATAGATCAGCGTGCCCCTCGGGAATGCCGGTGCCATGCTGTCCCCCTCTACGCGTAGGCAAAATGTTCTGTCGCTGCATGGCACAGGGCACGGCCAGTGCACCACCTCCTGCAAATCGACTTGCACGTCTACCACCTCCGTCCAGGCTCCAGCCTGTACCCATGAGATTTCCGGCACATAGCGGGCTATCTCCGGCCCCTGCCGCGTGTTTGGCTCCTTCGAGCCACCGAATAGCTCAAGGCGAGGAAGCCCCAGCGCCTTGGCTAATTCTTCTAGCTTGCGGGCATGAGGCGTGGTTGCCCCAGATTCCCATTGCGTGATCGTGGGCCTTCTTACGCCCATCTTGTCGGCGAGCTGCTGTTGCGTCAGCCCTGCATTCTTCCTTGCTTCCCGTATCCGGGCGCCCAAATCGTTATTCACAGCTTCGCTCCCCAGGAGTTTGATAGCTGCCTCATTTTGGAAGCTACTCTTACACTCGACAACGTAAGTATCCATGACACCGTCCTTGCCATCAAGGTAAGTATGTCTTACTATCTTTGGTACAGAGAAAGGAGGCCCCGCCATGGGCGACAAGCAATTCGACAAGATCAAGGCGCGGGTGCTGAAAGCATCAGGGGGCGCGGGGGCGCTGGCCTCATCCCTGGGGATCACCCGGCACGCCATCTACCAGTGGGACAAGGTGCCCGCTGACCGCGTGGGGCAGGTGATGGAAGTCACCGGGCTTCGCGCTGACCAGATCAGGCCCGACCTGTTCCGAGCACAGGCGACAGCCTGACACGAGAGAACCCCGGCGAGCTGGGCAGCTAGGACCGGGGTTCGAATCACATCAACAGATGGATGGAACAATTATGGCAAGCGAATACGGTTTTGTCTATGTGCTGCAGCACGACGCGATGCCCGGAGTTTACAAGATCGGGATGACCCGGAGGTCGCCGCATCAGCGCGCCGAGGAGCTTTCTGCCGTCACCGGCGTGCCGGGTGACTTCAACGTGGCCTTATATGTCGAGGTCGAGAATCCCTGCGTCGTTGAGCGGCACATCCATGACCTGATGGGCGAAAGCCGTGTCGAGGGCAAGGAGTTCTTTCGGCGCCCTCTCTCAGAAGTCATCGCCTGCATTGACGGCTTAGACGATCGGCTCGCCGAGTATTACAGCGACATCGCTCTTGAGGCCAAGG